CGGACGCTGGTGGCAGCGATGCTGTTCGTGTTGACAACCTGAGTGGCGGAAGAGCTGGTCAGGTTGGTGAAGGCGCGCTTGAGAGTCGTGCCGAGAATGCAGTCGTAGTCACGATACACGCCGGTCTTGGAGTAGATGGCGGTGAGCACGTTCTGGACAGCGGTCTCAGTGAACGCCGCAGAGGTGACGGAGCTGATGGCGTTGGTAGCCGCAGTGCCCGGGGTAACTCCGCCAGCAGGAGCGAAGGCGGAACCAGAGGCAAGAGCACCAATGTTGGAGCTGTTGGTGCCGAGGAGCCAGTTACCGAGGGAACCGGTCTGGTAGGCGTTGGTGGAACCGTTGTCCTGCTGCGCCGCCTGATTGGTGCAGAGGAACGTGGACTCCATGTCGCGCTTAATCTCAACGAGGAGCTTGGCGACGTTGTAGGCGACCTCAGAGGCAGCACCGGCAACGTTCTGGGTCTCGGCGATGAAGCCGACCCGGCTGTTGCGGCGAAAAGCCTGAGCGTAGTTGGTAACGCGCAGACGATTGGCCGACTCGTTCGTGTAGCTGGAGACGTCAGTGCCGTCGATCACGCCGCCAAGCTGAGGGGCGGAGTAATCGTCACATTGCCATGACATGACCACGTTTCCAAGATCCCTCCCCTTGGGAGACATCGACACAAAGGGGGTACTTTTAGCGTCGACGTTAGCGATATAGTCGGCCAATTCCTCGCGGACGCCGACCTGATTGTTTACTCCAAGATATGCCATGGTATTAGGTTTTTAGAAGTGTGTGTTGAAGCAACCGCGACAGATCGGCAGTGCTCCCGCTTTGGTTGAAAGCCTTCTTGGCAGACCTCGCCGCATCGTTGGCCTTGTCAGACTTGACTGGACTCGCCTTAGGAGCCGCAGGCTGCTTCGGGGCCACCTTCACGGGAGCCTTCACAGGAGCCTTCGCACTCTTTTCGCGTTCCATTCGAGCCTTCCGACCTTCTAGGAAGTCACCTATGGCAATCTGGTAGTCAGGAAACGACGCAAGCTGTGGCATCTGCCGCAACACCTGCTGCGCTTCCGAATACGTCGGATTGCTACGGTCCTTCCACCAAGGGTACGCACTCTCCGCAACTGGCCGGACTTGCTTGTACGTGGTCAAGAACTGGTGCCGCGTCGGAATGTGAACATCCAAGGCATCCTCAACTCGTCGCCGAATCGCCTTGATCTCATCCGCGCTGTACTCTTTCCCGCCCACTTCGCAGCCGTCAGCGTTGTCCTCGCACCACCTCTTCAACTCCCGGGCCTTGCGGTACTCATCGCTGAGTTTCGCCTCGTCCCAGATGTCAGAGAACGGATTGTCGGTCGTCGCTGCCGCCTGCGGTACTGCCGCCTGCTGCTCGAGTGCTTCCAGCTTCGTCCGCGCCTCATTCAGCTCCCGCTCCAAGGCTTCCGCTTTTGCTGCGGCTTCCTTCTTTTGAGCAACGAGCTTGTTGATGCGCTTCTGGACTCCAGCCGGTTCGTCCTCGGTAGCGTCTTCAGTCTGCTGAGTGGTTTCCTCCTCAGCGGGATCCTCCACGGGTGTCGCCTCCCCGGTCTCAGCAGTCTCGGACGCTGACTCCTCGGCAACCGGCTCATCTGCACTCGCAGCGGCTGGTTCCGGTTCCTCGACAGCTTTTGTCGGAGTCTCAGAGAACCGAGTCTCCAACAGTTTCGCCAACGCCACCGTGTCGAGCGGGAGCGGGTTGAGCGGTTGTGCCGTGTTTTGGGAGGGTGTCGCTTCCCCGGTTTGTGTTGCTTCCATGCTGTTTAGGCCCTGCAAGTCGGGCATACTACGACAGGGTTTAACGCTAAACCCAGAAAGCTGAAGCCCTCATGGACTACGTTACCGCTAACGTCAACCAATTATTCTTGGGGAGCTTCCAGCTTCAGACCCATCTCCACGAGGAACGAGCGTGCATCCGATAGAGCAGCCGCTCGTCCGCAGTTGTAGGCCCTTGCCTCTGGAGTCAATGCCGAGTTGATCGCTGCGGAGACCTCGTCAGCAATCAATTCACTGAGCACCTGCCGCAATGCACGCAGCACCGGCTCATGTTCACCCACGCCACCCAGCGCCATCTTGAGCTGTTCGTCAGTCATTCTCATTGAGTAGTCGCTCCGGGTTGCACGCCAAGGCGTCCAGTGACCGCGTTCTGCTGCTGTTGGACGCTGAACTGCAGGTTCTCCACGTACTTCTGCAGATTGGCTTGGAACAACGGATCCGCTTGTGCCTGCTGCTGATATTTCGGGTTCGCCTGCAGGATCTGCTGCGCAAAGTTAAGCCTTGCTTGAGCTGTCGGATCGTTCTCACGCAGCTTGGGCGGATTGCCAAGGCTCATGAGGCCGAGTTCGTCGTTGGTCTCGTCGAACATCTTCTGCGATGCCGGTCCAGCCTGCATGATAAGCTCATTCGCAAGCGTCGGATCAATCGCACGCAGCGCCAGACCCACAAGTTTGGTGCGATCCACCACGCCAACACTATCCAGCGGCAACACGAGGCTCGAAAGCGCCTTGAGCTTCTCGGTCACGAGGTCGGTCTGCAGCTCTCGCACATCGAACTTCAGCGAAACATCGAACTCTTGGACGTTGGTGCTCAGAGGAACGTTGCTTCCGGTGATACGAGCCACTTCCTCTGGCCCAGTGTATTGCAGCGTGAGGCTCAGAACCTGACGAAACGCCTCGGTCCAGCCGTGCAGCCAGTTGTTCACGAGCCTCTGCTGCCGCATCTGAGTGAGCGCAGGAGGCACCTTCTCGGTAGGACGGCCAAAGTACCGATCCACCTGAGTTTCGATGGCTGCGATGAGGTTAAAAGCCACCGACGGCTCCCGGGCAGGCGGCTGCATGAACGAGATCTCGCCCGGACGCAGCACCGGAATCTGCACCGCAGGCCCAAGACGCAGGTTTCCGCCCCTCGTCTTCGGCACTTGAATCGGCGGAATGGTGTTCAACGACGTGTAGTCGAATATCGAGTCGCGCTGGGCCTTGATCTCGTTCTGCCATGTCGCGCAGATCTCCGGAACTCCACGGCTCTCGACGATCTTCCGGTGGATCACCTCGCTACGCCACACGATGAACGGGTACTGCCCGTGCTCGTAGTCGATCAGCTCAAACTTGCCCCAAGCATTGCCCACCTGAGGGCAGAACACCGTGCAGTAGACGCCCGGGACACCGTCCTCATCGAGGGCTTTTTGATACGCGTAGACGACCTCGATCAGATTCTCACGGTCCAGCACCGCGTTGTTGGTCAGCCCGATCGTGTAGGTGTAGTCGCTGAAGTTGCTGAACCTTCCGCGTGTAGCAATCGCCTGCTTGGCCCACTCCTCATTCCACTCGTCAGTCTCAACATGCTGCATCACCTCGATCTCGGTCATGTAGCAGCGTCGGAAAACCACGCGCGCACTCTGGATATCGGTCGTCTCCGGAGGGAAAGCCAGCTCATCGTAAGGTGCCAAAGCTGCAACGCTCGGAGAGTTCTTCACCAGCGTCGGCACGTAGATCTCGCATTCACCTTCCTCACGCAGATCCTTCACGCACTCCAGAGCCTTTCGCTTCTTGATATTCGGGAAAGCCGCCATGAGCAACTCGGCCAACTGATCGGTGGCGTCCGGATTCGCCAACAGATTCGGCAGATCCGCCAGCACGCTGCCTTGAGGACTCTGCGCCGCGATCTGCATGAGCTGCTCGACCGTGACGTACTGCTCCTTCTGCCCAATCTCCTGCTGCCACGAGACATGGCATCCGGCCCAACCATAGGTCCACAAGTACTGGCTCAGCAGCTCCACCTCACGGGTCATGTCCGTGTAGAGCTTCTGGTTCATCACCCAGTCCATGAGTGAATGCGCCGTCACCGCGGTGTCCAGATTCCGCACGTTGGTCGGAGCCACACGCAGCATGGAGCGCCAGAAGGCCGTGGAGCACACGTCAACCAGCCCGTTCACGACCTCGTCGGCTAGCGGGATCCGCGTATCAGACGCACCGTCCCAAGGGAACGCCATCTTCCCGTTGGGCTGGTTGTCATTCCACTTCTTGCCATCCCCGCTCTGACCGTCCCAGCGGCAGTACCGGGTGTTCTCGGCCTGCCCTACCCTCGTCCCTAGACCAAAGTCGGTTGCCGCACGTCGCAGCTCCTCGTTCAGCGCACCCACGTCCGGCGCGTCACCCACATGCGCCATTGCATCACCACTTGTCTTATAGCTCGTCGCGTATTGCATCTGCAGCCCTTTGGTCTCTTTTTGCCTAAAAAGCAACGCTAATACCCCCCTCCGCCGTAGCTATCCA